CTTTTGCAAGGTAGCCTTCTTTATACCGTGCCATTATCGGTTCGATGTTGTACAGGTTCTCAATAAATTCTTCTGGCAACGAAGCTCCGAGGATTTTGTAGCGTTTGGAAGAAGAACTTAACGCAGATACCTTGCAATTATTTTGATCGATATAACAGTTCCAACCGCTTGTGATCGTAGGAAGGCTATAGACACGAAGCCCCGCCCGACATGCTAATTCTTTTTCAAATTTCGCATAAAACACATCTTCGCCAGTGTTGGTAATTGTTTCTTTTGCGTAAAATACATCTTTGACCGAAAATGCTTCTGCGCGTTGGTTGCCTCCATCAGTATTAAGACTATCAAATTCTCCATATGCTCCAGTTATATTTTCTGCACCATATATTGACATTATGGACTCGCCATCAGAATTTTTCGATATATCGATTGACCACCACGGAGAACCATCCGAATATTCAATATCAACTGAACCGTCAGGATTAGTGGGATTGTCAGGACGTTCTGGCAAGCTTTTTTTCGCACTGACTGGTTCTATTCCAGTCTCAGAAAAGCGTATTCCATCATATTCTGCCACTCCATTAGTTTCGGAATAATTCGAAAAACACGTAAAACCAGAATAATCAGCAAGGGCTTTTGCTTTATTTGTTTTGTCCAGTATTTTCAAAAAGCCTTCGGAATTATTTTTTCCTCCAAGTAATAGTGAACCGCCCATAGCCGAACTAAAACTTATGTACAGTTTTCCGTTTCTATAATACAAGCCGTTCCATTTTCCATCATCACTCAGAATTTTAACAATCTGCTCTTGCGTCAGATTGTCCACATCAATCACTACCGCAACGCTCTGCATATCCATCAATGTTGTAGTTCCACCGGACGCATATAATTTACATCTAACATTTGTCACATCTCTCGGAATACCGACAGTTGAACCATTAGAACTTGCTACTGTCTGACCAGATCCATTTGTCAAAATAGAATACAAATAGTGTGTCACGGTATCCTCATCGATTGAACTAGTATAAATGGTATTCCAAGTGTTTCCGTCAGCAGTCTCTTCAACAACGAATCTGCCTTTATAAGGCACTCTAGTAGCTGATTTTCCGTCACGATAATACGCTTTAAATGTTATAAAGTTTGGACTAATTGTCTTGTCAGAGCCACGTTTCAAGACGTTACATGATGGCTCAACCATGTATGTTCTACCAGATTCACCATCTTTTCCATCTTCGCCCTTTTTCTGCTTAGAAATCGTGAATCTTTTTGTTACTGCCAGATTACTGAGATATGTTGCTCTGATGTCTATCCATCCATTGTCTGCACTCAAGCCTGTGACAGTGTAAGTATGCGTATCTACATCCCAAGAGCCGGTTACACTGTCTGATTTTGTAATGGTATAGCTACAATCATTTGTGATATCTGACGAGCCGTACATAACTTTCGCTGTAGTTGTCACTGTTGGAAATACCGGAATGTTTCCGTCTGCGTCAGATGTGATCGTCTGCATATCGTTCGACAGCTGGAATGTCATATTCTTGGCAGATGCAATATTGTTGTCCATTTTTGTCAGTTTATCCGGCAAAGAACTACCACCAATTACAACATTATCACCACTGATGATTACTTTTTTGGTGTCCATATCAACCTGGAAGATTATGTTTCCATCGCTATCTCTGACAATCAGTGCGCCTGTGTCAATATAATCAGCATTGATACCATGTGCGTACAGAATTTTTGCTATCAAATCGCCTGTCAGAAAGAAACCGTAAGGATATGTTTTGCCACCATCATTGGATACGCCAATGGCTTCTGCTGTGAATTTAATTACATTTTTTGATTCTGCAAGTGTAGGCTTGTCATGCAGATATGTAATAGTACTGCCATCTTCCTGTGCGACTGATGTTTCATATAATCCAGAAGAATTTTTTAAGGTTTCTTCTAATTTCTTTACTGCTTTTTCTCTGGCCGTTTTTTCTTTTTTTACAAGACGCCTTGCCTCTACGATTGCCTTAGTGGATTCTGACTGGAACTTGCTCATTCCTCTGATCGGATCATCAGCCTGTGTTTTTAAAGTAGTTTTTCCGTTAACTGTGCATGATACATCTGTTAGAGGAGTGACGTATTGGTTAAGATTACGATCATAGGTATAAGCCACGTCACCAAATTCCAACAATGGGTTGAACGCCATGTCTCCTTGGAGATTTCTGAATTTTGCGCCGATAATGGAATCACCAATCTGTGCTGCCACTGTTGCAAGATCGGATTCACCCACAAGATTGTTTTCCATGGACAAAATGTAGCCGGAAGTTCCGTATGTTCCAGAATTATCACCGCTTATTATATTGATTCCGGTTATCACTATATCGTCACTTGACACTGCCGGCATGCTGATATAATCTTTGAGTTCAATGCTCGGAGTAGCGTCCAGATTCCATCCGACAAACTGCAAGCTTCCGTTGCTGTCCAGGCGAGCGTTCGATGTATCAAGCATGGCAGCCCATCCGAAAAGCTGACGATATGTCATATCTTTTGGGAGTTCGTTGATAATCAGATCACCATGTGCCATTTTCGAAAAGCCAGCCGTGATACCAAGAGTACTGCATGCATCCCTCACAAGACTCTCAACCGTCTGTGGGAGAACCAGTTTCGTTGAGAAAACTGCGTTGGTCTTATACATATCATCCAATGCAGTAAAACTAAGGATTTCGCCGTACTGTTCCGGTGCCGTAATCGTATACACACCTTTGTCGATGGTTTCAACCGTATCGGCATCAATCTGCATTTTAAGATATGCATGAACTTTTGCCATGTAGAAATTATAGTTTTTCCACTGATCGGAAGTGTTGTCCAACTCCAATGTCATGGATTTACAAACAACACAGCCAATCGGAAAGCTGCTACTTTCTGCGCAATCGGAAAAAGTGCAGTTTTCACCCATAATTTCATCTTTTACGGTTTTTATAGTTCCGCCAGGGAAAGTGATTTCCACTTCCTGCCAGACCCTTTCTCCGTCCTGTAGTTTTTGCTTAAATGCGTCTGATACATTAATCAAGTGGATTCACCCCCTGCATGTTAAAAGATATTTTTGATACAAATTTTAAGTCTTGCGAAATTTCTCCAATAGTTAGGCTTGCTTTTCCGACATAAAACGGGTCAGTTCTCCATGCCATGTGGTAAAGCGACCAATGGTACAAATTGAAAGTTTTTCCTTTTGCGATAATTTTGAGAATTTTGTTTGCTTCTACAACTGGAACGTTTGATGCTTCATAGCTATATTGTTCAACTGTAAATAGTGGAGTCAGTAATGCTTTTCCAAACTGCGTACGGTTACTACCTTCTGAATAAGTTGTTTCAAGGTTGTAACCCATATCTTTGTCCGGCTGATAGATGGAAGCCCCATTCATTTTGTATCGTTCCGTTATGTTTTTTGGAATAGTTGCCACGCTTCCACCTCCTATGCCAGTTCAAACGGGTTTCTGCCGCTTGTATCACGTCTTAACTTTGCTTCTTCGATAATTTCATCAAATACTGTTCTTCGGTTAATCTGAGCAGTAAAATGATAATCTCCACCGGAATTGCTTCCGGATTCTTCGCGAACAATCTTTCTGAGCAGCGCTTCTGGTGTTTCAATGTTATTGCCCTGTTTCTGGTCGCCCAGGACAGCCAGAAATTCGCTTCTTGGTGGAATAACTGCACCTTTTGCCAGATATGGAATAGTCGGTACTCTTGGAAAGTTTGCGCTAAATCCGATCGTCTTAGAGCCGAATGGTGTAGGCACTTCCCACGGACCAAATGACATTGCAGATTCAATTCCACTGATCGCGCCGTTCACCGTACCGATTGCGCCATTTACGATACCGATAACTTTATTGAATATCTCTTTAACTTTGTTTTTAATACCCTCGAACGTATCAATAACCTTGTCTCTTGCACTTTTGAATTTATCAACGATTCCATCAACTATCCTCTTTACAACTTCTTTTATAGTGGACCATATAGCGCTCCACTTTTCTTTTGCACTTGATTTGATACCATTCCAAATAGAAACAATCTTTTCTGCCAAATCACTAAGTTTGGATTTTATTCCATCGACGAAAGCTATGGTTTTGTCTTTAATCCAACTCCATACCGCACCTGCAACTTCTTTTATTTTGTCCCAGTTTTTGTACAGCAATACACCAATCGCAATGCAAGCTGTTACTGCTGCTATAAAAATTCCGCCCGGTCCGACAGCTGTCGCAATGGCTTTGATTCCACCAATAATGCCGCCAGAGCCGGTCATGAGTGCAATAAGACCCTTAATGAAACTTGCTACTGTCGTTATACTTCCTGCGATTCTCGAAGCTAAGCCTGCAATCTTCGCTGCCGCAAATGCTCCGATCAGAGCTGCGCCGAATGCCTCAATAATTGACTGATGATCCGCAAAGAATCCAGCCAAATCCGATACCAGATTAATCACTGTCGGAAGTCCTACTTCAATCACCCATTTAAGCATCGGAAGAACGATATTGTTGTAAATCCATTCAAGGACATTTCCGATGGATTCTAAAATCGGAGCAAATGTACTGGTTAAATTGCTGATAGATTCCAGTAGAGGATAGAAATTAAGATTCGCCGCCCATGTTGCTGTATCCTCTGCGATTTTTTCAACAAACTGCATAACTACCACAAGGGCATCTGCAATGTTCTGGATGATCTGCGTTCCAACACTGTTTTTGTTCCATGCATCTGCGAAACCAGATGCAATATTACCGATAGTTTTAAGCACATTCTGAGCAATCCTCAGCATGGTTTCTAACATCGTTGTGCCTGTGCCATTTGTCCAGACCTCTACAAGGCTTTTACCTACACTCTTGGCAAGCTTTGCGATTCCTGATAAAGCAATGTTTGCCGCATCAATGGTATTCTTGCCCTCTTTTTTCCATGCGTCCTGAAATGGTTTCCAGAGTTTTTTGAGAAGGTCAGCAAGCTTCTTTGCAGAATCACTAATCTTGTCAAGCGCGGTTTCACCCTCTGCCAGGCTACCATAATCCACACTGCCAACCGAACTCGGTAATCCTCCGCCCCCAGAACCACTTCCACCAGACCCAGAACCGGATGGAGTTGAAGATGCGCTGCTTCCTGTAGAACTAGCCTTGTGAACTTCATCAAGCGATGAAAGATAGTTTTTTGTTTCTTTATTTGCTTTTTTCGTAGCTGTTGCATTATCTTTATTGGCATCTGCCAATTTCTCTGCATTATCCGCTGCCTGTCCATACTGATCTGCTGTATCTGCGATTGCATCCGTTCCGGCAAGCCCTGCACCGCTTCCACTTGTCTGACCTGATGATTTCTTTCCAGTAATAAGCTCCGTAAAGCTTTTGAAAGCATTTGCCAGAGTTGCCAGTTTACCGAGTAAAACATTAATTAATTTCAGAACAGGAGTGAAAATATTAATCAGTCCCTGTCCAACTGTTGCCTTGAGAGATTGCAGCTGCAACTGCATCACTCGTACCTGGTTCGCCCATGAGTCAGATGTTCGGATGAAATCACCAGATGCAGCCGATAACTGTTTCTGCACAAAAGCCAGACGGAGAGCTACTTTCTCCTGTTCGGTCATTTCAGATGTAGTCTTGCCATAGCCATTTGCAAGTGCATACTGGTCAAGTGCCGACTGGGTCATTACCACGCCAAGATCCTTGAGCGTTTCCGTTTCACCAGTAAACACGGATTTCAGCTTGATATAAGCCAAGTCCTGGCTGATGTTATAGAACGATGCTACATCACCAGTCAGCTGTGTTAGAGCTGTTGACATGTCATAAGCCTGCGCCTCTGAGAATCCGAATGACTTAGACATTGCTCCGAACGTACCGACATACCTTTTTGCCATTGTCTCTGACAGTCCGGCCGAGGTCATGGCGTTCTTCGCAAATTCATTAACCTTATCCGACATGGTGGTAAATGTAACATCAACCACGTTCTGAACTTCTGCGAGGTCAGAGCCAAGTTCCACGCACTCTTTTCCGAACTGCACTAACTTGCCAACTGCAAACGCTCCGCCAATCAGCAGACCGATTTTTTTTACAGCACTTCCAAGGCCGTTAAATGACTGTTTTATAGCTGATACGCCATTTTGGACACCGGTTGTATCCATTCTGGTATCAATAATGACTGAGCCATCAGCAGCCATGTGTCCACCTCCTAACTATTTGAGGTTCAACATCTCATTCAGCGCATCCTTGTACGCTTGCTCCTCGTCGCTGAGACGTGTTTTTATATCAATAATGTTCTTGTTTTCCTGATAGAATTTCTTTTCCCATTTGTCGAGCTTTTCGCCCTTCGCCTTTTTTGACCGGATTCCAACAACTGTGTTGAACAGACATTCACCGGATTCCATGAAATATCCAAAGAACGTCCACCAGTGCATATACGGTACGGCTCTGATTTCTTTACCGGCAATCTTGTTTACAGCCGGAACGATCATGTCTCCATCCTGCTCCCAGTCCATCAAGCGTGGTTTGGGTTTGTTCGGATCATCGTCCGATTGTCCGCAGTCGATGAACTCCGATGCTTTTTGACAAGCTTCGTCCAAGCACTCGGCCGGTATACTCTGCCAGTCCTCAAACAGAATCTGTAGCATAACAACTGCTTTCGCCTGTTCGTCCAATTCTGGGTCATTCATGGCAATGAGAATATCAATGATTGCTCGAAAATCTGTCCTGATAGAAAAATCCACCCCACTGATGTTTAGTGAGGTGGGAAGCTCATAGGCGGTCATTTTGTATACTTCTCCGTATACTTATTGACTGCCGCCTGCATTTTCTTTTTTCTCTTTTCGATTTCCGGTGCGATTGCTTCTGCGATCTTATCAAGTACGATATAAGCGAATACCTGACCATTGCCGAATACGGTAGTTGCCGTGATCGGCTCCTTGAACAGGTCTTTTGATGCTTCATATCCGAGCAGATAGTTGATTTTGTCTTCGATCTGTTTGTTCAACTTAGCCATTTCTTTACCAGACGTGACTTTCTGGATAGATTCTTTAAGCTGTTCAAAGTATTCTGCCGTTTCTTCTGCACGTGCTGCTACATTGATATCGGTCGGATTCAATTTAAAAGAAGAAAAAACTTCGTCTTCGTTATTCGTGAATGTGAAAATGAGAATTCCGTCATCAATTTTGGTATTAATTACTTTTGCCATTTGGCGTGTCCTCCTTGTATATGTGCTTATTTGCCGTCGGCTGTGAATGTACCGGAACTGATATCAAATTTTCCTTTTACACGTTCGCCAACATAGTTAACGGTAAACGGAATCTGATAGCCGGATGTATCACCGCCATAGGAGGTCGGCACAACATAACAATCCTGCTGGTATGCTTCATATTTGCCTTCTGTGGCTTCTGTCCAGAGATGAACCTCAACTGCTTTTGTTTTAAGGTTGTCGTCTTTGAGGCGTCCATCTACGATTTTCTGTAATGCTGTGAACAGATCAGAAGTAGTGTCTGCATAGAACGGATCAGCGTCAGAAGAAACTTCGTAGCCATTATGTTTAAATGTGGATTCTCCGAGAATGTTTTTAGATGTTTCAGTGTCTGGATTGAGTTCTACATTGTACTCTTCCAGATCCTTTCCAAGACGTTCATACTTCGGTGTCAGTCCTCCACAGAGAGAACCTGCATCGATATAATGAGCCATATATTTACGGTCAATCTTGCCTGTAACTGCCATAGAAATGTCCTTTCTGCCTATAACTTTTAAAAGGCTGTGTAGGTTAGCGACTATCTCCAATTGATAGCCGGTTGTTGCTTGTTATATTACTTCATAAGTGTTTTCGTAGCGTACCGATAATGGCAATAACCAGTCCTGTACGCCGCTCTCCTGTGGCTCTAAGCCATAAGAGTTATCACGGGTGATACGTTTTATCACTCGCCCCTGTGAAAGCTCTGGAAACGCATTTAAACGCGTCTCAGAGCCATTTATGACAACTGGTTCTCGACATATCCATTTGCCGAGATTATCCAGGAACTTCTGAACAGATAACTTCTGCCTTTCCTTGTCGGATGCCGTGCGATATACCACGTAAAATGGATACTGGCATACCTGATGCATTACGCCACAAACATCTTCTTTTTCTGAATAGACCAATGCCCCGTTGTCTGCTGAGAATGCAATTCCGGATTCTTTGCCAAGCTCCTCAAATTTGATTGTTTCATTTTCGTGCAACCCCGGATACTGGTTCAGAAGTGCTTTCATGGCATCTGTCAGAATCTCATATCCAGTTGCATCTTTTCCGATAGGTTTATCCGCCATGTCTGCCACCTCCTGCCTGTGCTTTTACTTTACGAATCCATGTGCTACCGTATTGTCGTTTAGCAGCATCAAACCACTTTGCCTGTGCCTGTGGGTGAGCCTGTTTGGTGTATTCAAGATTTTCCTTTGCAGCTGTCTGACCAGAAAACTGACTGACAAGGACTTTCTTTGCTCCACGCCTTGCGTATGAACTTCCGGTTACTTCGTCAACCATTACTTTTCCCTCATACAGAAAACGTCCATAAGGAGCCGCCGCCGCACATACTTTCCCAGTTCCTTGTAAGGATGTACTCTCAACTCTTGTTCGATTGATAAAATTTCCGGTAATCATTGGCATAAACGGAACCATACTGTCCATGACCATTCCATCAAGGAGGTACTGGGCTTCTTGGTATTGTCTGGAAAATCTATCCATATTCAGCTTGATTTTCATATCTCCGTCAACTATGGAGAATCCTTTGAAATGATGAATTTTACTCATATTACTTACCCAAAATCTCAAAATGTGGAATCAGCGTATACGGTCCGCCTACACTGGTAATCTTAAACACGTTATCCTTATTCTCGTTCATGTACTGGTAGAATCCGTTCCGATAGTCGCTGTCAGTTACCGTCCCACCAGTCCACTCGCCCTCCCAGAAGAACGATTCATCTGAGAATGTGATAGTATCCTCTAGAGCGTTGTTGATCTGCTGTTTCCACTCTTTAGGCGGCACCCATGGGAGAATCTTACCGTCTCTATCAGTAATGGTTATATCGCCATTCTGGACAGTGTAACGGATGTGCAACTGTGCGTTGTCTGTTGTATCTGGTCCGTACTTTTTAAGGATTGCCCCTTTGTCCGTAATGAGGTCAACGCCGGATAAAACATGAGGATACCAGTACGCATCTCTTGTCGTGGCTGATTCGTAATAGTCAAAAACCGTCACCGTTTTTTCGTACATGATACCCTCTCCTTAATTATTCTTTCTGCATTGTCTGCTTGATAATCTGATTCACACCAGTGGCCGACAATCCATTAAACATACCGACTGCAACCGCCGTGATATAGTCTGTTGCCGGGAAATCCGGGATAATTCCCATTCCGACCGCTCCAAGAATCCCGCCAATAACCGCCATGATTACTGGAATCCATTCATCAGAGATTCTTTTTGATGCTTTACAGCCCATTCCTACGATGTAGCAAATCATAACGATTGCTACGCATGAGCCTAATGTTGAAATATCCATTATTTTTCACCTCACATTAATTTAAGTTCATTGAATACTTTAAAAATTTTCGGTGACTGAATAGCAAACCAGTCAACCGTAGTTTCGTCATGTCCGAACTGCTCTGTATGTTGCCAGTTGCACTGCAATCCGCTTTCCGACAAGAACGCATGAATAATTTCATGTCTCAACTGCTTTTTCTGTAAGGAATCAAAATCACCAACATTATTTGCGTTGTCTGTTCTGATAACAATTTCTTTTGATGTATTGTCTGTGTAGCCGTCAACATCTGCATTTTTTAATTCTTTTGGACTAATTTTGTAAACCGTCCCGAGAACATTAATATTACATTCCTGCATATAAAATTGGTACTCCTTCATCCGTCCTTACTCCCATCAGAAGCGGCAAAGCTGTCTTAAGAAGTAAGTCATTCGTTTTCTGTACATCCCCGGCGGCGGCATACACCGCACTCCATTCCTTTGCACTTGCTCCAATCTGCTGAGGTGTTGCGTAAGAGATGGATTCACTGCCAGAAGATACAGATGTTACAATGCCTGTCGTGCTACCACCAGACCCGATTGCAGTTGACGTACCGCTCACAGCGGCATTGGTAGCATTCTTCTCAGCAAGCTCAATCTGATACATTAATTCAGCCAGTGAACAGACCGCCTTTTTAATACGTTTCTGTGAACGCTTATCAGCTGGCACTCCGTCCACCAAATTATCAAATGTCAATGTATCAATAAAATCGCTGGCTCTGGCTGCCAGACGATCAAAGTCAGCTTCTGGCACGACATTGCCATAATAGGATTCTGTGTAAAAATCATAATCTGCATAAGCCATGCCAGTTACCTCCTACGTTTATGCTTTCACTGTTACGCTTGCACTTCCGGAATTCAGTGCTTTGTATGTTCCGTCGCACTCAACCATTGTAATCTTCTGTCCGGTTGCTGCCTCAATTTCACCTTCTCCGCCCCATGTAGTCCAGTTCCTGAGGTTCTGTCCATACTCAACAGTTACTGCGTTTGATGCAACTTTGTATTTATATACGTTGTTGACATTTTCTTTATCTGGTTTTACGGTAATTTTTGTTTTTCCGGTTGCTGTTCCTGCCGCAGATGTTACTGTCAGAGTACCAAGTGTTGGTGTCTCATCAATGGTGATTACTGCGATTGCGTCAATGTACTCCGCAAAAAGAGTAAGCCCCATAACCGCGAACGCTTCGGACACTGCTGTGTGGTAGTTGCCCTGTGTATGGAATCCGATCAGGTTTGTCTCGCCAGATACGGTGTATACAAGTCCTGCTCTTGCAAAGTCAGATTCATTCGGGTCAACATAGTACAGAACGATGTTCTCAACAGGGGTGGCAATAACCTGTCCTCTTGGAATCTCGCTGTCAGATAACAGGAAGATTGTATTGAATCCCATAAAATCTTTCATGTACTGGAATCCGAACTGATTCTGAATAGTGATTTCAGCTGCTCCGAGGTATTCATATACGTCCAGAATGTTTACAAATCCAACAACGCCAGTCACATTTCTGTGCATCTGTTTGAATTTGTTCTCAACACGGCCTTTAGCCATTGCCAGAGCCATCTGGAATGTAGTTTCTGTGGAAGTAAGTGTGCCGGTTTTCAGATAGTCATAGAATCTGCCGGTAACATCAGTCTGAAGCTGGAAAAGGAATTCATCATCGGTCATCTGAACAGCGTTCTCGTAACCGTGGTCCTTGATTGCTTCGATAGATACAGCCTTTGCGTACTTTTCGATAGTCATTTCCGCATAGTCCTTTTCTTTTACAACGAATTTGCTGTAAGGGATTTCCTCACCCTCACCAACTTTTCCGCTCTGTAAAGTACCCTCTGCGTATTTGGACTTGAGTACAGCACCCGGCTGCTTTTTGATAGGTCTCATGATACCCAGAATATCACGTAAGTGCTGCCAGTTTCTTTCGAATCTGGTAACAAAGTCAATCTCACGTGCTGTGACATGAATATCATTAGTCATAATAAGATTTGTTTTTGCTGCCATATAAAAAATCCTTTCTACCCATAATTGTTAAGGTATTGGGTTAGCGGCTATACTCTGGTGTATAGTCGGTGTAAAAAATCACTGGAATAACTGGATGTTCTGAGCGATCGCCGCCTGTCTCTCAGACGGGTCTTTGATTGCTTCGATATCTTTCTTCGTCATGCTTCCCGGTGTCTGCTGATGTCCAACGTGAGTGGTAAATCTTGCCTGTTGCTGCTGAGCCTGCTGCTGAGATTCATCTACAAAAGCGGATGCGTCAGACTGCTTCATCTGTTCGATCAGATCGTTCAACCCAAGGATTTTGCCGTCTTTCAGCTTAAGACCTGCTTCTTTGATGTCTGCCATGACTGATTTCTTTGCCGCTTCGCTTGAAAATTTAACATCATCGAGTGCTGCTTTGAGTGCGTCTGAGAAATCACGGTCATAGATCTTTGCATTAAATTCTTTTTCTGCATCTGCCGCTTTCTGTTTCCAGGTCTCTAACTCACTTTTAACATTTGCCGGGTCAATACCGTCAAAGCCTTTTAAGGTTTCTTCTGCTGTTTCGGCACGTTCTTTCCAGTCATCACGTTCTCCCTCGACTTTTGACAGAGTTTTCGCTACTTCTTTTGCATTCTTATAATGCTCGGAGAGTGCCTTCTTTACGTCTGCCTGCTTGTCCTCTGGGATTTCAATTCCAAATGATTTAAGTGTGTCAATAAGCTTCTGCATAATATCCTCCTGGTCGTGTTTATTGACCTGCCGCCGCAGGTAAATGGATTAAGCCAGTTAGACCACTGGCAGGGTAACTGGAATAACAGGAATCGAACCTGTGACACTCTGATTAACAGTCAGATGCTCTACCAACTGAGCTATATCCCATTAACCCGGATTCCCGGGTTAGCAAGGTATTTAACGTGCTATGCCTAAACACGAGACGTTTCGGGCTACGTCAACACCGCCTATACGGTCGCACACCTCTGCACGGGTTGAATTCCACTGTTCAGTTATATGCTCACAAGGAGGTATGCCGCCATGCACTAACGGCAATGATACGTGTCGGAAATTGCATCCGCTTTTCAACCTCATGCTTCTTGTGTTGGCTAACCACTGCATTTTCTATTAAGGACACGTACCTAAGAAAGGAGGAATCAATGAAAATATCTATGCCAAGTGGCTACAACCACTTACGAATCTTCCTTATGAATACATTTTACCACAGAACCTTCAAAAAGTTGTGGTACATGTTTTAGCCAATTAGAGCATATCCCGGAGTTTTTCCACGTATCTTTTAACAAGATCACGTTCCTCCCGGCACTCTGCGTCCTTGGACATATCACTCATTTCCGTTGTGAGTTCGTCAAGATGTTCTTCCAGAGCGGCAAGCATCTTTCTTTTGCAGTCCTCAGACTTGCCGGAACGATAGCTCTACTTCTGCATCATATAGTCATCATAAGCATCTCGTCCGTCAGAGCGGCTGTAATGTCCTCTGACATAATGTTCGCCACGTCTGGCATAAGAACTGCCCCGGTCGTAATCTGGCATCATTCTGCCATCATTTGAGCTGTATCTCCCCATACTGTCACGTTTTCTTCCACGTTCACTGTAATCGTCATTGTATCCACCGCGCATCTCATCAAGGACAGTGTTGTAGTACTCTACTTTCTTATCCCAGTACTGCGTATTCTTGATATCTTTGTACATATCAATCAGTTTGTATGTCATTTCCAGATTTCCGGTGGTCAGTCCATTGTCAGCGATTTTGGACAGTTCGTCTTCAATTCTTGCACATAAGTCTTTAATATCTCTCATAACTGCACCTCCTACGCTTCTCTAGTCACAACAATGTTTGCGTTCGCAACAGAAACATCCTGATCGCTTGTGTTCTCTACTGCGATGTTAACGCAACATCCGCGAGGTACATCAATATAGATGCCAGAGGACACATTGTTATATCTTTCTTCGTGAACACATATAATTTCATGAGCATACCCCTTATTAATGCAATTAACGTTGATTCTGTGCAAGATACTCCGTGAGCTTCTGTTTTGTTTTTTTTAACTCCTCGACATTGTTCCCACTGATTTGGCTATCCAGCATAGTCGATAACACTTCCAGAATTAATGAGTCACGTTCTGCAATTCTCTGAAGACTTTCATAATCTCGCTTGTCATGTTCTTCCAATGTCTCTACTCGCTTATTAAGTCTGAACGCCGGTGTAATCCACTTAAAGATTACGGCTGCCGCCCCTCCGACAATGGACACCCCTCCGCAGATAGAGAGGAAAATCTGTACAAATTCTGATATGCTCATTTAGCTACTCCTTTTCCCAGTAATATACTGGAATCTCGTTGCCGGAATCCCATGTATCGAAATATTTGCCCTCTTGTACCGTCACCACATGACCATCTATGCAGAGAATATATGTGCCTGTCGGATGGTCTGTACAGAAGTCGTTGACCGTATAGATATATCGCTCTGACTGTTCTATCAGCTTACGTCTGTATCCGTGCTTATAGAGGTACGCACCCCAGACATAATTTGCACTTGGCATATCTGACAGAGCGCACGCCTGTATCATTAATCCGGTGAATACCGTTTCCCAGTCCTGCCCGGTTGCTTTGCATATTGCTCGGACAACGCAATCTCCGACTCGATTCCCGGCAGGATTCGGATTGTAATATTCCCATCTATTCATCAGTCAATCCCCTTTGCTGTTTTATATCGTTTCGCCGCTCCTCTGGCTTTTGCGGCGTTCTGGCGGTTCCACTTCGCAATCATGAGCCTGTCTTGCAGTTCCCTCAGGTCGTTCTGCTTGCAGTAATCTTTGTATGCAGCATTTTGTTTCTGTAAAAGATAAGACTTCCGGTCAAGATCTTGTTGTAATGCGAATTTTGCCTTTTCATTCGGTGCATTGTCGACTCCTGTTTGTAGCCCAAAGACTTCACGCTTCGTTTTACGGATTCTCCGCTCATAAGTACGTTGTCTCTGTTCTTTTTCGTACTGTTTGCCTTTGTTGGCTTTATCCTGCGCTGATAGTTCTGCGTAGGGATTCGGCATTCCTTCCGCCCAAACTGAAAAATGATGTCTGCAATTTACTCCACATATTCCATCAGCTTCGCCATAATGACAGTTTTCAATAAAATCTGGATATTGACTTGCTTTTTGCTCCAGCATTCTACGGTATTCTGATGTGTCTCGCTCTCGAAAAAACTCCGGCTTGATTTCTTTTAATTTTTCCCAGTCTATGGAAAATACCTGCCCTTGCCATACTTCATGACTTGGGCGACTTCCTATGTGCGCCGATGTCAATACTAAACCGTATCCCATTTCTTTCATTCTTGTCAACTGAATATCAGCACACGCCTGAGCCACACCAGTCCTGACAGAACGTGCAACCGCTGTTTCAATTGTATCTTTTCTGCCGGATGGATATGTTACCGTAACGCCATTGCTTACAACATTGTTAACTGCTTCTCTAATCGCTTGCGTATACCCAACCGCCCCAGTCATTACATGATTGTACGCAAGGTCGCACTGCTCAATATAGAGTCTTTGAGCGGCACTTGCAGTCGTTCTTGTAAAGTTCTTCCACTCACCCATAGTCGCAAGCATATTTCGCTCCATGAGTCTTATCATAGCTGGCGACTGTTCGAGTGGTACAGGGCTTAATCCTGCCGCCTTGTATATCTTATCATCATAATCGAGAGCAGTGATTCCGGCATCTTCAAACGCTTCAAGAAGTTCCTGCTGTTCGCGTTTGGTGTATCTGGATAATTCTGCCAGAATGTCCTCTAGCAGTTCACCCGATTCTTGTAGCGTTCTGATTCTCCACGCATCGGCATTGGTCAGAATATAATCCTCACCTCTTCCGATTCTTGCCATCATTCGAGATACAATCTCAGATATAATATACTGGTGTAACTCCTCAGCAATCTGTTCACTGCCTTCTGTGATTCTGCGCAAGTACTCTGGACTAAGCATATATTATTCCTCATCGCCGAACAAAGTCGGTTCGTCTGGCTGCGCTTCTTTGACCATTGCTTTCGCATCTTCCTCGGTCATTCCTTCAAATTTTACGAAAAACAGCCATGCTGGAACCTTTCCCTGTACAACATACTGCCACCATCTTGCACGGTCGTTTTCACGCACATACAGGATATCTCCGAAGTCATAATTGACTTCATAAGCTCCGACAGGTGCAAGTCCGTACAGGTCAGCATAAACGTTCAATGCGTAAATAACTTCGTCCAGACAGGATTCCAGTTTGTCTCGAACGTCTTTAATGAATTGCACTGTCCTCTGCTGTTCTGCTTCTACTCCTGTAGCCGTCTGAATGCCACTGGATTCGTTGAAAACAAAGTACCCGTTAGAGAATCCAATCTTATATCCTAACTGGCTTAAAAGAGCATTTATGCCGGCTATACGGGTATCTGTGTTGAGCTGTGGATTGATTTCTTGATAGAACTCTTTTTTTTCCTGTCCGAACACGTTCTTGACATAATGTGGCAATTTCATCTCATTTTGCCTGTTCTCCATACCCTGTGGCGACATAGCTGCTACAGGCATACCGCTTGGCATCAGTAGTCTATCATCTGCCAGAACAATCTTCTGAGAATCAAAAATCTCTCCGGCATTACGACTGTATGCAATATCGAGGTCTTTCAGCTCTTCGATAGCTTCTGCGAAAATCGGAAGTCCAAGTGGTGTGCTAATGTCCACATTATTCGCCTGTGGCGTCCGTAGAACTCCATACAGAGGTCCGTCCAGCTTCTCACCGTTTGCCTTGAGTATTGGCGGCGTGTCTGCCATGAGGTCGGCCCATTTGGTCTGTTTAAGGGCAATCTTATCTCCGATGCTCTGAGGGGATTTTGATACATAGGCCTTGTTTGATACATAATACGGATAAGTTGTCACGCCATCTATTACAGTCTCAACAAATCTATGATATTCAAGCCTTGTGTAATATTTCCGTCCAACTGTATAAGAATCTTTAAATATAATCCCCTTGATTTCTTGGTTATCATAATCTACGATTATCACATCTGCCGGAGTAAATATGTCAAGGCTCTCACCGTTTGGCTTAATGAATACCGTTCCGTATGCACAGCCGTACTCTACCCAGTGCCGGATTTGAAAATATACTTTATCAATCTGCTCCTGCAACCACGTAGCCCTTGCGGAACCATCAATCTGAATGCCAATCGCCAGTGTTGTGAGCCGAGCTGTCTCTGAGCATACAGATTTCGCGAAATTAATCGTCTTGATATTGTCCTTATCATCTAACCATTCCGGCGCGCCCCTGTAGATGTTCGCGCACCGGTTAATCAGTGATTCCATTTCCGTGAATTCTGCTGCCTGGATATTAAAGTCCTCTTCGGCTTGTTTTTTAAAAATCATGTTAAACCACCTTTTTAGTGTTGTTATAAGTCCCATTTAATCTACCTTTTAAAATCCATCCATCTTACAGAAGTATCTCGCACAATAATGTCTTCATATTCTACAACTTTTAAGATTTCGTTAATGTCAGATGATCCATATATTTTTAAACCGACGCTTAAGAATTTATTTATTTTATCTGAAAAGTACCTATCTAACATTTTATGCACTGTGCCCCCTTCTCATCGACAATGGACTTGTCGCATACCTGAGAGAATCTATCCAATGATCGTTACCATCTGGATAATCTGCGATAACTTCTCCATTGCTATCTACTTCATGTTCATAATTGATAATTTCCTTGTATGCTCTAGGCGTTCGTGCCGGATCAATGACTAATGTTCGGCACTGTAACCACTCAAACGTATATTTACGGCTTCCCGGTGTAACAATAGCCATACGTGCTGGAAGTCCTGCATCTCGGAAGTCAATAATACTTTCTTCTTCATCAACTCCGCAAGATATTGAATAATCATCATATCCCTTTTGTTTTATCTGGCCAGCCATTACTGTATTTCGAATTTTACATCCGCCAAGCTCATCCAGCAGGACAATTTTTTCCTGATTAGGTACATAAGCCACACGAATAAACGCTTTGGGATCCGGATACCATCCCCAGTCCTGCCCCTGATAAACACTTTGATACTTCTGAATTTCTTCGTCTGAAATCGTTCGGATTTCCAACAACTCAAAGATATTTGTACCGAGTCCGACAGGTAATCCAAGATATTCATGCTGATAGGCTCTTGGATTTGTCTTTTTAAGATGCTCCGCATCATCAAGGAATTGTTGACCAAGCCATTCAATAGGAACTGATCTGTAATCACTCTTATGCCTGTAGCTGTCGTCTCGTGGCTCTTCTACATACACATTCGCCCAGTTGCTCCGGCTAATTGGCGGATTGAATGTCTTAAATACGACAAACTTACTGCCACCTCGAAGGACTGACTGTTGCACTGTACGAATTTCTTCAATGCCCGAAAATTCGTCAAGTTCCTCGAACCAGAGATACTTGAAATATCCCTTGCTTGCTTTAATAGATTTAGTCTTTTTTGCCTTGTCCAGTCCTCTGAATATGATTTTCTGTCCAGCGGGCTTATAAGTGTACTGCATAGGGCTTATGCTGGTGTCCCATAGTTCATTGACTCCGAGTGCGTCAATTCCCCATGCTATCTGTTCATACACAGATTCTCGGAGTGTATTTCCGACTTTACGGAAAATAACAGCATTTGAGAACACATCATTCTCTGCGTCCTGCATCATCAGGAAAGGAATCATTACACCCACAAAAGACGACTTCGTGGATCCACGCCCGCCGTACAGATCGTAATATGTATGTTTCTCGTCCAGAATGTCCCAAAAGACTTCATAGAAAGCAGGAGCTATTATATCTTTCAGGCTAATAGGATTATTATCCATCATGTTTCTCCGGTCTTGGAATATTGTTTATGATTGTGATTCCACAAGAATCATTCTTGTTTGATTCTGTCTTTTCAAAACGCTTCATAAGTTCCCGCCCTGCTGCTATCCTTGTTTCAAGTGAAGCATCAAGGCCGAACTGGTCCTTTACTTCGCCCCTTAAAACGGATGAATAGAATCGCTGAATCTCTGCAATATCCGCTATGCGTTCATCGTCAATTTGTTTTTGTCGCTCCTGTATATATGAGGATATAGACGGTTTTGACAGGTTTTCAGTTCCCATTTGCCTTGCTGATTGATCGCTGTATCCAGCTCTCTTAGCCGCTTCTGTGGCATTTCCACATTTTAAAAATTCATCTGCAAACGCTTTCTGTTTAAGAGTGAGATTCATTTACCCACCGTCCTTTGCATCCGGGATAAAATATCTTTCAATAATACTCTGGCTAACATCTATTTCTTGTCCAGTTTTACATAATACAAACATATTTCTAAATTTAAGCTTGTCTGCAAAATTATCCCTTATTTTTTCTATAACGGAAAACGGAGGTATTTTTACTTCCTCTCCTTCTCTTGTTACTCCAAGTTGACTTGCCCCATTTAATATATACTTATCTCCCACCATCATTTTCTGACTACCTCCCATATCTCTTTTAGACACATGACCACATCATACTGGGATGCAGTTCGTAATATTTCATAATCGCAATCTTTCCATTTGCCACGTTTTGTTGGTCTGAATACCGGTGTCGATATGATCGTTACTGTAATTAATCGTTCCTGCTCATGGCTGTAGAATTGTGATGTTCCGATTTTTATGATTAATCCGGTGGATAATATAGCTTTTTGAAGTTTTCTTGTAGCTGCTTTTAAGTTTGCCATATTATCACCTCATTTCTGGCTATAAAATCCCATAGTAACACTTCTGAGTATATTTTATCACAGGTCAGCAGAAAAGTTGTGGTACATGTTTGAGGAATTTTGCAATAAAAAAGAGCCGGTAAATACCGACTCTCTGATTTTATTCGTTGCTTTGTAATTTTCTGATTACCTCGCTCTGATCTCCCGGACACCCCATGAAACATTCCGAGCAATGCTCGTAAAATGTACATCTGATGCAGTCATGCGGACTGATTGAGCTGCAATATTGGTTCAGTACTGCGAATGCTGATATGGCAAGCTGCGGGGTTATGTCTGGTGACTTAAGCATCATGTTTTTACTCGCCCTGGTCACTTCCACATTATCATCTTTGAACTTTATAGTATCCCCATTGCATTTTATCGTAACTTCGTTCTTCTCTCTGTCAATTTCAAGTGTAGGCTTGTCCAACATGATTATCAACTCCTTCTCATTAATGTGCAAGTAATCCAACAAACAGCGGAAGAACTAATGCCATTAAGCATAATGGTTCTTTTGTATAACTGAGTGCCGCTATTACGGCAAATGATGTACTGGCCCATGCTACTAATTTCGCCATTGCTGTATTAAAATCCATTTAATCACTCCTCTCCCCAGTCAATTTTCTGCCCGCAATCAGGACAATAATTCGCATTCGAATAGATCTCTGCTTTTCCGCAGCAAGGACAATCTCCCTTGGTAACATAGACCATTCCAAAGAAATCTCTTAACTGCTTTTTATATTTAGGCTCTTTCGGAACCTGTTTTTCTAACGCGTCAATCGCAGTCTTTCTGACTTCGTAAGTGCATTTACCGCCATAGGCTGTGTCATCGTAGCTTAATTCCTTTAATGCTTCTTCTGGTTTCATATTAATCCTCCTAATGAATTTTTTCCTTAATGGAATCATAATCAATAAATACTTGCTTTCTTTTACCGCATTTCTTGCATTCCAAAACAGCTTCCTCGGGATTCCTACAATACCAAACCAATTTGTATTTATGCGGTTTGCAGAGGTATTTTATTTTGCAACCATTCTTTCGCCAATCATGAAATTTATCCCATAAAAACAGTAATATATCTCCAATTTTCATTCCAACCGTCAAAGCACCGATTCCCGACAGTACTAGTAAAATTATACCTTTCATTTCTTCATCTCCTCCAACTTCTTCTTGGCTTCTTCACGGGTGAGAAATACGGTTTTACCAAGTTCACTTACCTCGACATCTGTCGCATTAGTACACCAATCAGTAGGGTCTAAATCTTGTTCTGGGTCTGGACTTCTGTAAGGGAATAACTTTTCATCTGTTGCAAGCGTAATGTAGGCTTTTCCGCTTAATGGGTCGATTCCCAATCCACAATGCACACATTCAATAATTTCATAATCATAAATAAGATAAACGAAATCTCCTGATCGTGAATATGCTTCTTTACACGGCAATCTCACAAGCAAGCCCTGTTCTTCCAGGTCTTCATAATCAGCAAGTTTTTCAAGAGCTTTCTCTAATCCACATTTGCTACAATCATATTCAATATCGTCACAAATATTTTTGCAAAGTTTATCCCCACATTCCTTGATTAAAACTGTGTTCGCAATAGGATCTTTGTATCTTTCTGTTAATCTCTCCATCTACTTCACCTCTTCCATCCAGTCCTGAAATTCTTTCATGCAACCAGGGCACAAATCTATAGCACCATGCGAATAATATTTTCTCTGGGCATCTAAATTTAATATCATGATTCCATTAGGATTCTTTCTATCATTTTTGGAATTGTACTGTTCATACAATTTTCCACATCTGTCACATTTCTTTGCACATGCCATTAATCCATTCCTCCTGTAATCTCATCAATACACTGATTCCAGCCTTCTGCAAATCCTGCATCAAATGTATTAGATGGATAATCTCCATTGTCTTTCTCTGGCAAGTCCATAAGTGGACACCATTCGGGTCTTGATTTGCTTTCACGATCATAATGTTCTTCTGTCATCAGAAATGCATCATAATCTAAACAGTCAGCTAATTCACAATAAGCCACATATTCAATTCCGCTGCAGTACGCACTTCCGAACGGGCAATAATAGCAATTTTCTGGTGTATCTATCACTAACACTGATTTACTCATTCAACTCCACCACCTTTCACGATTTCGATTGCCCTGCTCAGTCCAGCATTGTATCCTTGATGCACATCAGATAAAATACATTCTGATTCAATGAATTTATCTCTTTCCAATTCGCTAATAGCCTTATCCGCATCAAAAGCTGTCGGCTGATTATCAATCAACATTTGTGCCGCATTTCTTGTGTCTTGTGCAAATTCACTTGCACCAACAAAAACTTCGTTAAAATCGATCTTATCTGCATCAATCAGTCTGCTCATATTCTATTCTCCTAACTGTTTTAAAATTTCTTTTGCAATTTTATTACTTTCCTGCATGGAAACTCCCCATCCATTATATTTTCTGTGGCATTCATCACAGTTCCATTCACCATTATCGCTTTCTTTAATTTCGCTATTGAATCTGCAATTATCGCAATACATATGATCGAGAGTGCTATAAATGATGCTTGCAATATCGTCTTGTTTGCTATTAGCATCGTCTACGTGTTTCTGCTTAGTTAAATATTCAAACGCTCTCAGCTCATTTTTCCCGACCCATTTAATCCATGCACCGCAATCCCCGCAATACAATCCCGTATTATTCCCAACTTTCTTGACAAAAAGGTTTTTACTATTGCACTTTGGACATTTATATTCTTTCATTTATTTTTCCTCCCATACTCCCAACAACCGCATCCTCTCATACAGTACAGCGACGGTCTTGCGTCTGTATCCGTAGAAGTCTTTTGGATTCATCGGGATATATCTTTCTCTGCTGATTTTTCTGTAACTTTTCCGGTGTAGGATATTCTCAATAACCATATCCGCTATCACCGTGTTTTTCGGGCAAGCTGACAAGGCAGCACCAGAAAGCAGGTATCCGTACTCTGCCGGGAAGTCTTTCAGCATCGTATTCAGTTTTTCAATGTCATCTGCCGGAATACCGTAGTCTTTCAGCTTTTTGTTCCTTGTCAGCATACCGTTCTCCTTTCTAATCGTCTGGGTGGCGCTTGTCGTACATGATCGCTACGCATACAAGACCGACCACTCCGACTATGATTCCAAGTGCAAGTCCTAATAAGAATGTAATCATGGCTCATCCTCCTCAACATAATCTTCGCAATCTTCTGCGTATTCATAACTGTCCCTCATGTCACACCGGCTATCACAACCATCTTGCTTCTCACAGCAGATGCAACATTGCATTTCACCGTCCGGACAGTCTAATTTGCAATATCCCATTTAGTCCTCCTTATTTTTGTCATGAAATTCTGCTTCCAATTATCGTCGGAGTTATTCCTGCTAATTCTAATTTTCGTATTGACTTTCTAAACACATAATCAATATTCTCTTTTTCTTTTATTGTTCCATCTTCTTTGAGATGTTTGTTAGGAATCCATACATTCTGATTAGTATGATTTATTACGAATCTCTTTGCTTTCATATTTTTGTATTTTCTGGAAATTAAATTAAGTGGGATTCCTTTATAATATTGTGTTTTATAGTTCATGATTATTACTATCCTCCTTGTCATTTACTCTTCGATTCCACTGTTCTCTTACAGCTATCAAATTTCTTCCAGAAGGATAGCCTTCCGCTGGTACAGCGCAATCTGGATTACCACACTTAACCATGTACATAACGCCGCCGCTAGCCCAACATTCGGTTATTGCCTTTCCTCCGCAAAGCGGACAAGGTTTTAATTTATCCATTTTTCCTCCTTATTTTCTCCTATAATTCAAAATATTTCTTCCATGTTTCTGGCAGTTTGATGCAATCTGGCTCATAAGGTTTTGGATATACCGTATATCCGCACTTCGGGCATTTGATTTCCGGCGGATAGTATTCAACCCATTCCATGTTTCCACCACATTTTCTGCAACGAATGTATCTCTCTACTTTCTTTGGTTTTGTTTTAAAAAATGAAGTATAATTATTATTTTTCATTTCCGTCCTCCTTGTGATAAGCCTTATAGTTTTCACATTCTCCGCAAAAGTATTCTCCATCAAAATAATTGTCTCCGTAAGACTGGCAAGTATCGCATAGATTCTGGTCATACTCATCCATTTTGCTATAAGTTTCTTCATCAATAAGAATACCTTTCATTTTCCATCCTCACTTTCCCCATGTAAGCAACTGACACGCTATTGCACAGTCCTCCATGATTGATTTATTCAAATGCTACCTGTCCGTTATTCCGTAAATAAATCACCGGCGTAACTTTGCATTCTACACTTTCATTCTCCTTGCTATAGCTTCTATAACTGACACTGTTACGCCGTTTCCTGTCTGCTTGTATAACTGGCTGTCGGAATTTACGAACTGTGCTTTTTCAAAATAATCATCAGGCCAACCTTGCAGCCGAAAACATTCTTTCGGTGTCAGCTTTCTGATTGCTATGTAACACTGATATTTTTCATACCAGACTGCATATACAGCCAGTTCTTCCGATACCTGAACGAAGATTCCCTGATTGCAGCTCGTGTCGAGTGTGTTGGCGATTTCTTGTCCGACTCTTCCTCTTCTTGTCTTGCTGTTTGGCATTGAGAAGTCCACGCTGTCAATTCCCACTCTGCATTCTGTATAACCTTGTTTCGTTGTTTCCTTGACTTCAATCGCGATTCCGTGCCGGTCCTGTCCTGTCAGTGTGAACATTGGCTCGCCATCTTCTTTGAACCTTCTTCCGTTCTGACGTTTCTCTGCCCTGTCTGGCGTCAATACTGGAATTGCTATTTTAGGTTCCGTGTTTCCTCCCGGCTTCGTACTGATTGTTGGTGCTAATCCATCACCACTATAAACTCTATCTCGCTGCGAATTTCTGCCATTAAGACAGCCAAAAAGATTTAACGAAATACTATTTTTTCCGTCTGCTCCTTCGATAGGAAATACTTTTGAGGTACTTCTCCCTCTAAGATGTCCGATAATGAAACATCTTTCCCGGTTTTGTGGCACTCCGAAATCTTTGGAGTTGAGCACCTGCCATTCTGCATCATACCCCCACTGCTCCATTTCAATGAGCAATCTGGCGAAATCCCATCCTCCATTAACACTAAGCAGATTTTTAACGTTCTCAATGAAAAGGTAAGTGGGTTTATCTTCTTTGAGCTGTCCGATAAGGTACATAACTCTGAAAAACAGGCTTGAACGGTTTCCTTGAAATCCGGCTTGCTTTCCTGCGACTGAGATGTCTTGACAAGGAAATCCGAAGCACCGCAGTCTGCTTTTGGAATGTCTTCGGCATACACTCTTCTAATGTCATTTGCATACCATTCTCCATTTCTATATTCCTCCTTTAATATTTCTTTCTGTCTCTGTTTGATAGGAATATCTTCTAATGCTTTTCGCTGATCGTCTGTCAGCAAATGCATTGAGATGTAACTCGCAGTAGCAAATTTATCGAATTCACAAAAACCAACGCATTCATGCCCCGCTAATTCCATTCCCTTGCGAAATCCTCCGATTCCTGCAAAAAAATCTATAAATTTCATTTTAAACTCCCATCTTCTTAACCAGATTCTTATTCATCTCATCAAATCTTACATCTGTGTTCTCTTCAATGTCCTGTATCATGCTCAGAACGCTCATTTCGCCCCTATTTGCCATTTCAACGTACTTATTGGCAGTTTGTACGACTGTGAGTAAGCGCTTCGTGGAAAAGCCATATAAACGCCTCAGAGCCATCATCGTTGTAACAGTGTTGATCGTATTGCTCCAATCCTCACCAACGGTAAAGCCATCCTCGTAGGCTTTCTGTTCCATGTCTTTAAGCTGACTCTGGCAATTCTGCATAGCTCGTCCGAATGCCTGAGCCGCCTGATTAGGAGTCTGAACAGGAAATCTGGTCTTTTTCTTGACTTTTAACTTGCTACTCATTTTTCTTTCACCTTTCTAAACTTGTATCCTGTCACTCGGTACGCTCGTGGTGTGCCGGGGTTGTCCGTCTCAAGCAAGCCATTTTCCAGTAATTCACCAAAATGATTCTGCACGGTATGATTAGATATGCTCAGCCCTGCTGCAATGTCCGGAATGCTTGGCGGATAATCATGCTCTTTCAGATATCTTACGATGTACAGATATACGTCTTTCCTTGTCTGAATACCCTCATAGTACTTTCTTGCTGTGTTATATGGCATTTCTCTCACGCTCCTTTCTGTGAGTATCATCAGCCCATTTGACAAAAGCCATTGTTAGATAGTCAACCAGACTGTCTGGATACACTTCGCGAAGCTCATTTGCTCTTTCTGTCAATGCGTGCCAGTATTCGTCGTTGTCCTCAATGCCATAAAATTCTTTTATTGTCTTCCAAAACTCCGGCATGAACTTATGCATGATCGGAATATCTTTAGCTTCTACTTTCAATCCCTCACATCCTTTTTTGTATACAATATTCTGCACACTGTATACGCTCTTTTAATTTTTAAAAATTATTATATATTATATATATTAGGTATATAATATGAGTAACCGATAGTAACCGAAATGTAACCGTCCAAAAATCCGCAAACCATTGATTTTACTGCATAGTAACCGAGTAACCGAGTAACCCTGACTTTCTCATATAGGGAAACTTTTATACTCAATATGTGTATATAAATACTCATATATATATATGTAGAATCAAAGGTTACCTAGGTTACCCGGTTACCTTTTGGACGAATTGTTTGTCAATCAAACACAATATCATCCGTAATCTCAAAATCATCATTGCAATTCACGAATCCTTTTGGAATTTCATCTACAATTTTCAAGAACACGCATTTGGTGACAATTCCGTCCAGCTTCTTCGCTTTGGTCGGATAACCCCTGCTGTCGGTTTCCACAAGCCCCTTCTTAACAGCCCATGACAAGAATGCCTTTCTGGAGAATTTTCCAATTTTGCACAGATCATCAAACGCTGCGCTATAGATTATTGCGGTTGACGTCTTCTCTACCAGATCGTTGTCAATAACTCCCCATCTTTCTGTCTTGACATCCGGGTTATCATCGAATTTAATTCCATTCATGGCAATCTTATCAACCACGAACCAGTAAGCACGTTCATTTTCAGACACCATTTCTTTCTCTGTCAGGAGACTCTTTGCTGTCTCAATGTCAATGTACTGACCATCATGGAATAGCTGATCTGTTGCAATTTTATCTGCTGCCAAAATAATGCTCATCGAAATGCTCTGCTTCTGCATCTTGTCATCGTCCTGTATAAGCCCCTGATAGTGCTTTTGTAGGGCTTTTATATCATCAATGGACATTTCCTTGACTGCGTTCACAAAATCAATTCCTGCATATCCGTAGTTCTTTTTAAGGGTATCTGCGGTGAGCTGCGGATCATCAAAAATCTTTTCAGAACACTCAACCTCAATAATTCGGTTAATTGCTCCGCCTTGGCTGACATATCCGGCAAGCGGACGCTCACCATTGGTCAGAATGCAGTTCTGCCAGCGGTTCTCCCGATTCACGCCCAGTTCCTTGTTAGAACGGCTCTTTCCTTTCCCTGAGCATAAATCGTATACAATCCCTTCAAAGTTATCCCTGATCTTGGCAGATACCTTGGAAGTATCATCCAGAATTAGCGGAAGATTGTTGAGCATATCAGACTTTGCTTCCAGAGCCACATCTGTTGTCTTGAAGTCTCCTATGTATCGTGATTCGCCTGGATTCGCCCAGACAGAAGCTCCCAACATAAGTGTTACGGTCTTGCCGCCCTCAGTTTCTCCCCAGAGGTCTACAAAGAACGGAAGGGCACCGACCAGTTTGATCAGAATACTAGCGAAGCTTGCAGCCAGCATGATTTTCGGCTCTATTCTTCCAGTAGCACGAACCTTCTTCACGTGCTCATACCATTCTGTTCTGCTGCCACCTACGCTGATACTTTCGTACAGTTGCCGGAACCTCATATCTCCATCGAACACAATATCTTTGTCATAGGGAAGAAAATAATCCCTAATCCACCCGATTTTACTGGAGGAATACTGAATGTTGATATAATCGTCATTTGCATTCTCGACATCTGACAGATATCGTACAAGAAACTTCGCATTCTCAGATGTCACTGAAATCCCAAGCGCAGATAAGCCAACGATTTTAGTAGATGATGCAACCATGGTTTTTGGCACAATAACCTCGGACCATTTATTATTCCTCTTATAGATTAGCTTTATCTGTTCTTCTCCGGTCTCCAGATTCTTCATTCGTTCAATCGGAAGAATAGGATGATAACAGGCTATAATGTCCGGCGATCCTGGATTCGTGTTTGAAATTCTAATTCCATCATCGTCCGCCACCCAGTTGAGACACTTCATTCTGTCATATTCACAATCAGAAAAATTAGTCCACTGGTCCAGCATAGACAACGTCCTGTTACTTTTCTCTTTCTCGATCATCTGCTTCTGTACTTTGGTGTAAGCTTTAAGCAAATCTTCAAATTTTTTCTTTACGCCAAGCTCCTTAGCTCTGTCCAGAAGAGTCAGTGTAAGACGTGCTTTATATATTTCATCTTCCTGACTGAATATCTCGTCAAACACATCTTCTCCCAGAATAGAATCTTTTGTGAGCTTGTTTATCATTTCCACGTGTTAATCACCTTCTTCCAGTCCTGTTATGAATCCATGGTGATATAGCGCAAGTTGCAACCTGTTCCATGTTTCACACCATCCGTCAGATAATGGTTTTACCCTGTCAAGGATAGCCCGGTAGAAATCTATATCAGACAAGCATTCTTGCAGTTCAACCTTTTTCTTCTGTTCTTCCTTCTGTCGCATTTCCATCTGCTTCTGATGGTGATATATTGCCATTCTGGAAGAGAAATTTGGCTTTTGGTAAGTTCCTCCGAGTAAGTTAAAAGCTGTCTTAAAATCGCAATTATCCATGTTCTGAACGAATGTAAATATGTCACCAGTTGCACCACATCCAAAACAATAATAGCTGTCTTTGTAGATTTTCATGGATGCAGTACGATCTCCGGTATGAAATGGACACTGAACAAATCCTGATCTGTTCGGAACCATTCCGTATCTACTCAGAACATCTCTCATACTGTTTTGCTGCTTGATTTCTTCTTTCGTCATGTCAGTAACTCCACGATTCGCCGTCCAGTCTCTTCTTTTGTACAGAATTCAAATCTGACGCCGTATTTATCTCTGATCGTACATAGAGATTTATATAGTTGACATCCATCAACAGCCTTGTCAGATATCACAGTCTTTACCTTTTTACCGTTTACCGTCTTCCAGATGACTTTGTGTTTTCGGGGATTCTCCCAGAAATATACGTCACCAACTGATTTAATATCTGATCCATGTTCACATAGGATAATCAACTGAATACCTGCTTCACGCGCTCTGATAAGCTCTGCTTTGAATCTTTCATGCTGCTGGCAGACATTTCCACAAAGCTCTTGTAAATCCTTTTTACGGTCAATACAGAGTTTTGCATTATCCAGCGATTGATAATCACCGCAATACAATTTAGAGCGAAAATACTGCACTCCAAGGCTATCAAACTGACTCTGAATCCGTTCCCATTCTGATTTATGTTCCCTTGTGTCCACTTGTATAACCATTAAAAACACATCCTTTTAATTGAATGGAAGTTCTTCATCAATTCCATCTGGAATACTCATAAAGTCCGTACCTGCCGGATTTGTTCCCATGATAGTTTCTTCTTTCAGATGATCGTCATAGGCTTTTGTGGTGCGCTCTTCTGGGATGTCTGCATCCTTAATTCCCTCAATACTTCGGAACCATGCAAGCTTGTGACGTTTTACTTCCTTATTATCGTACCAGTCTTTTTCAAGACGGAAGATGCCGCCAATCAACTTGCCTTTGAACTGCTGCCCGAAGTTATCACCCCACTTAACAGCAAATCCCGGATTCGACTTTTCTACACATGTGATAAATGTTTTAAGGTTACGGACACCGTAATCTACGCTTTCGTCAATAACCATATAGTTAGTGCCGGCATTCGGATATTTCTTGTCTGGACGGATATCATTCTCGAACTGTTTCATAAAATATCCGGCCTGTTCGTCACCGTCGGCAAAATCAAACAGAATAACGAGCATATTTTTAGTTTTTCCCTCATTGTCTGGTTTTGACTGACGCTCTGACACCTGTTTAATAATCATCTTATGACCGCCGAGCTTAATCGGTTCAAATTCTCCTGCTGCCTGTGTAGTATCGTAATTATTTGGCTTCTGCATTATTATTCTCTCCTTTTCCTAATTCATAGTAATCTCTGATGGCTGTATCTACTGCTTTTAAGTCGTTCGGAATTTTCAAATCAAACATTCCTTCCGGACTTTTTGCTGTAGTATATCCATCTGACTGTGTGATAAAATAATGTTCCTGACCCTCTACAGAAGTGAGAAGCACAATATCGAAACAGCCCTCTACTGTAAGATTCTGGTCAAGCATTTTACCGACTGTTTTAGCCTTAATTTTTCCAGTATTGCTATCCATCTCTGTATGATGCAAAAAGTACACAATCACATCGTCTGGAAGCTTAATATTGATAAAATGAATAAGATTTCGAAAATTTAAAGCCATATCGGTAAATTTTCCATAACCCGTATCTTTCGCCCTGTCAAACATTTCATTCACAAGAAGATACTGGCTATCATCAATTACATATTTTTTTAATTGAGGGTTGCTTAATACCCTTGTTATCTGCTGATAAGTTGCATTTTTGGCGATTTTAAACGCTTTTTTGAACGGAAGTCTATTCTTTTCTACTGAAAAAATGCCAACTTCTTCTGTGTCAAAATTTTTAATTGAATAAGTTTTTCCACTTCCTGTTTCGCCCAAAATAAGAACCGGAAACCCCATGTTATAACACCTCCTCAAATCTCCACGAATATCCTCCGGCAGTTTCTCTTTTACCATTGCAACACTCGGAGATATTACCTATTGAAATTCCACATTTTCTTCCGATTTCAGAAAGACTATTCCAGATTTTGATAACAACACCATCCTTAATCTGCTCTACTTTCTTGTGCTTTTTCGAAGCAGCTTTGTAAGCTCTATTGGAATAATTATTGTTATACTTTCTATCGCACCATTCCAAATTTGTGTAATCAAAATTTGATGGATCAGTATCTTTATGATTAACTTCTGGAAGATTCTTCGGATTCGGCAAGAAAGCCATTGCCACAACTCTATGAACACTCATATTGTATTGCTTACCGTTCTTCCCCATTGTGACAAATGGATAACCGTTTCCTCTATCACAAGGCTTTAAAACTCTTCCCTTCACCAGTCTTTTTCCTGTATTGCATTTTACATAGTGATCTGTGCTTCTTATTTCACCATGACAATTCACAATGTAAAGTCCCTCAAACCCGACTACATCTTTCCACAATACTGGCGTTGCCATTGCTATTCCTCCTTGTCATAAACCACATGTTTGCTACCCTCAATAATCAGCAAGCTTGCAATATCTTTCATTGATAAGGTCGATTCGTTATAGATTTCAACCAGTGCGTTGTATGCGTCTGATGATACTTTTACAGCCGGATTGTCCTTTCCGGTTGCAGGTTGCTTCTTCCTTGCCGGAATACGGATTTCAAATTCACTCACTGATACTTTCCTCCTTATATGATTTTTGAGCCGTTAAAAGCCCATTTAAAGTCTGTACATAACTTGCCAGCGTTCTCGCCTTATACTGCTCTTCTATCGGATTATCTGGAGCAAGTGCAAGCTGAACATCAATCAACCTCAAGACTTCCTGTATTCTTTCGTTCATAGACTGGCTCCTTTAACTGCTTAAAAAAACAATAGATTGTGTCTGACTTATCTCCCATGCCCGGAACCGTCTTACCGTTCTGAATGGAATCAGCGGCGTGATACTCAAGATGGTCGATAAACATGTCTGGATTCTCCCAGTCAACAATAGGCGCATTTCGCTTATTCAGTTCCTCTAGCAAGATATTTACTGCAAGAACCATATTCCATTTTGGAAGAAGCCTTAATTCTTCAAGATTCATAGTGGACACCTCCCATTAATAAGAAGCTCCAGAAGACATTTCTTTGCGTTTTCATAATTCTGAGATTCAGACTCAAAGTCGTAAAACTGGCACAATGTAAAATGTTTTACAACTTCCGCAGAATCATTGAAAATATAAATGCAAGCTACAGACATGTCATCCTTCGCTGTATAATCAAAATTCACATGCGCCGTTGTTTCTTTTGAAACTCTCAAACATAATTCAAATAATTCCTTAATTTTCTCCTCGTTCATTTTTTCTCCTTTCATAGATTTCCTATCAGAATCAGGCTTATGGTTGTTGCTGCCAGAATCCGATCAAGTCCATTTGTCCACTCCCATACTGGAAGAAATGTTGAAAGGATTCCGATTGCTATTGACATCAAAATTTCTCGTTTACGATATTTTTTCATTCGTACCCCTCTATCTAAGGAATACCCATGCTGCATTTGAAAGAATCAATGCCGCCATGGTAATTCCCCATGCACAGAACCATTTCTGTGTCTGTTTCTTGGCTTCTCTTACGACTTCCACTGTATAGAAGTTTTCAAAATCCTCAAAGCTGGTTACTTTTGCGCCATCCATTGTACTTTTACCCTCGGTTTTCTTCATAAAAAATCCTCCTGTTCTCTTGCGAAATACAGGAAGAAATGTTATGATTGTCCTGTAATCCGCTAAGGTTTGTTTAGTGGTTTACGGCTCCGGGGTGGAGGTTTCGGCTCCCTCCGGGGCACTTACGTCAAATTTGTTTCTTTTCTACGGTAGTAGTTCAAGATGATTCTTGAACACTCATCTACAATCCTCTGATTGTCTTCCGGTGTATTATCTTTGCAGTAATCATCATGTATTCTGATTATCCCAGACCCTTTTTTTATTGTTTTGATTACTGCCATTACAATTTCTCCTTTCTACGATAGACTATGATATTTGGCTTCAAGATTAGAGACTCTTTCTTCCAGTGATTTAGGCTCATTGTTAAGAACATCCGCAACCTTGTCCCAGAGACCTGTTTCGAGTAATCTGTTCCAGTCTTTTGTTGTTGTGTTTATTACAACTGTCATTCGTCCGAGAATGTCTTTGCATTCTATACAATCAAACATCATTTACTCCTTTATGAACTTTCTTTCTGTGCCTTGCCGGAATCATCTGGCTTATTCTCGGAAAAACTTTCCGTCTTACCAAGAATGTATCCCTTGTCAAATTCTGACATATTAGGAATCGCATCTTTCAGCTTTTCAACGATTCTTTTTTCTTTTTCAGACAATGCGCTCACTCCTTTCTTGTGGTATACTCTCCTGTGAAAGGAGAGATGTTATGGAAATTTCTGGTTCACAAATCAAATTGTTAAAACGTCTTTATAAAGCTGATATACCGTTGTCTGATTTTTCCAATTCGGAAAAAGGAGAAATAGAATATCTTTGGAAACGCGGGTTCATTAAATACAGTAAAGAAGATACCGATTCAAGAATCACACCAACCATTGTCTGCATTCAGTCAGCTGGAAAAGCTTTTTATGATTCTTATGTAAGAGACCGCAGACGGTGGTATATCCCTGTTGCTCTGTCCATTGTTGCCATCGTAATTAGCTTATTTGCGCTGTACAAATCTGGACAGGTAATCAATGTTTACATTGACGAAAACAAAATGAATACGGTCACAGCTGAGAACCCTCCAGCAAATGCAGATAACAAATAAGGGAAATTCGGATATCTGTAAATGATTGGTAATCCGTCACCATACTTGCGCAACGCTCTGTGTGCTTGTCTAGCCATTTTCCCATGTGAATAATGAGGGTCACTGTTTATGGAATCCAGAATTTCCCATTTTGTCATGTTTTCATATTTTGACGGTGTTCTGTGAAACATTTATTTTCACCTCCTTTGTTTACCTTGTAAACACAGTATAGTCCCTCAGACAACATTTGTCAATACTTTTTTGTTGACTTTGTAAACATTTTATGATATTATATTTTCAGAAAGGAGGAATTAAATTGAAAGACAGGTTTAAAGAGTTGCGAAAAGAATTAAACGTAACTCAGCAAGAATTTGCAGACAAACTAAAGATAAGTAGGAATTTTGTAGCGCAAATTGAAATGGGAAGCAAAGTTCCGTCAGATCGGACTATTGATGATGTTTGCAGAGAATTTAACGTAGACGAAGAATGGCTCAGAACAGGAAAAGGAAGTATGTTCGTTCCAGAGAACAAAAACGATGAAATTTCTAAGCTGTTTGGAAATGTTCTAAAGTCTAGTGATGATGATTTTAAATACCGTCTCATCAATGCTCTGGCAAAGCTGGATGATTCCGGATGGGATAACTTAGAAAAACTCTTAGACACAATTTACGAAAAGAAATAAGAAAATAGCCAAGGGCAATGCGCAAACCCTTGGCTTTTCTTTTTAACCGATTAATGTTTTTATGAAAATGTATATTGACCTCAGCCAACATCTGTTTTCTATCTTTTGTATCATTTCAATAATTTC